TCTATTTTTTCCACTAGATCAAGTTGAGGGCTTTTTTCCATTTCTTGAGTTTGAGATATTGCCTCTAGCCCCGTCCAGAGGCATTCATTTTGTTCGTCCGTTACATTCCCGTTCAGATTATCGAAGCTCCCGAGCCTCCAAATGGAGTAGTGCTCGGGGTGCCTATTTATCGCATGATCTTTGGTATTTACTACGTCCTGAAACTCACGTTTTACCGCATCATCAGCGGTATGGAAGAAAGGTTTTTCGTAGATGCCGGAGCAAGTATCGAAAATTGCATATATTTGAGCTTTCATTAGAGATTCCTCGTTAGTTGATTTTCTTTTGCTTTAGCGCAGATATACTTATCCCGAAGCCTCTCCGGGGTGAAATCTGCGGCATGGTTTTTAATGAATTCTTGGCGTAGTAGCTTGACACCTTTAAGCATTTTTGGGTCATGTTCGGCCAAGATATTTGTATAGTACCGCGGCACAAGTTGCGATTCTCCATATCCCGGGACCGGTGAAGTGTCGGAAGGGAATATATCGGTATGGAATTTTTCATAGAATTTTGCCCCTAAGCCGCTGGGTTTTCCACGGCCGGTAGACATTCTAATGTATTCAGGTAAGAGCCAATAAGCCTCACCATGTTCGTCACAACGGAGATAGTGTTCCTCAGCTCTTTTTCCTGTGATTTTTTTAAGGGCGTATCCTGCTGTGTAAGCTGCGGTATGGACGTTAAGTTCGGCCACCGTAGTAAACCCGTAAGGCCAGTGTTTTTGCAGTTCGCCAGAGGTGTAGGTGTAGAGTCCTTCGTCGTCTTTCCAGAGCTCCTGGTCGTCGAAGGAATGATTAAAGAGGCACATGTGATAGTGCGGTCTTTGGTTTTCGTCGCCGTATTCTCCGCAATAGAAGTAGCGTATTTTTTTAGGCGCATTTGCTTTGCGTAATGAGCGGATGAAATCGGCGACGTGGGATGGAGTGAGAGAGTATTTTTCGGGAATGTGATACGCGTTTTTATATTGTTTTGCGTCGCATTCTGCGGGGTCTCGGTATGTGAGAGTAAGCCAAGAATTGTTTTCGTACATACAGGATTCATGGACAATCCGAATAGACCACATAAGACGATGGTCAATCCGGCAACCAAGACATTGACCGCACGCGACTTCCATTTCGCTGTGAGCGTTAGATTTATTGAAGACCAGACCACCAGTGGTTATATCCTTGTAGCCCTGCAACGGAGAATAGCAGGGCATTTAAAGACGGTAGCCACCGCGTTGATTTGGGGTCCGGTAGTTTTTTGGGTGTACACCCGAGTTACGACGAAAGTTACGTCGTGATTTTGAGCGAGACATTCTGCGTCGCATATTTATATTTCCTTTTGAAAGCTGAAACTACAGAGTTCCGCAAGAGTGCGGGAGTTTTGAGAGATAGATTGAGGGCTGGATACCAGTTCGACATACGAACTATCCCCGTCTACTCCACATCGAAGTGAAGTGACGGAGCAGCCCATTAGAGAGCCGACGAGGATCGCGGCTAGTAATTTCATGGAGGCGTTTCCGTGAGTCGATGCGTCTGCGACCCGTTATAGCACTTTTTGGGTACATTTTATGTCCCAGGCGCCCTGGGGACCAGTGCGCCAGTACAGTATCAAGTAGAGCTGTACTTTTGAGCCTACGGCTCGTTTTTATCGGCTAACGCCTCTTTTGTTGTTTCGGCCGGTGTAACCGCCTCATCAGCCGCTAACGCGGTTTTAGGACAGACCGAAGGTCTTCGTCCTTTGTATTGCTCGCAGGCTCGCCTGCGGCCGCTGAAGCGGCCTCTGCGTCGGCATCAGGTAACGCCGTACGTGGTAATTGTTGCCCGGGAGCTGCAAGCCCCGGGAGTTTTTCTATATTTCCCGGAATATTTACATATTCGAAGAATTTAGCTGGAGATTGACTGAATTCTCTCCGAATTTCAGCCGGTAATTGGGCAAATATTTCATTGCCCCGCGCCAGCATAGTTGTTTGTTCATGGAAATCGAAGTCCGAGAAGTCTGCGTAAACGCCTTCGAATTTATTGAGATGAGAGATTGTCCCGCTTTTATCGAAGCGGGCCATTATTTTTTGAATGTCGGTCGAGTCCTTGAAGGACTGTTTTGTCCGACCATCCTTGTATTCCTGTATTTGAATAAGTTCCCCCTCACGGTGGAACTCTGTAGTTGTTTTGTATTTCTTGCCTGTCATTGACATGATTTTACCTTTTATTGACCGCGAGATAAGCGCGGATCATTTGAAGTACGAAGGGCCCGGCTTTGCCGGACGCTACCGCTATTTCGGCCGCATTCGCGCCGTTAATCCATTTGTAAAATTGTTCCTGCGTACGTACCCCAGGAACTCTAAGTTTTGCTATTTCCGCCTCGTGTTTTGCTTTGTCCTTTACATGCACCGCTGTTTCTTGCCCCGTTGTTACCGTTGGCAGATTAGCATTCGCTATTATCGCTTGCATTTGGTAGAGAGCGTCAAGTGATTGTTGCGTACCCGCTTGAGTTTTTTTCAGCGACGTATCCGCCGCTGTGTTCATGGTTTGGGCTTTAATGAGTTTGAGTTGGGAAACAGACCGAGCTGTGTTTTGACCTCGTTCGGCGCCTTCGACTCCTGCAGCACCGACATTTCCCATTGTAGCCATTGCACCCGCCGGAGTTGAAGCATCGAACCGTCCGGCGAGAATAGGATTGAGTCCACCGGCTCTAAGGTCCGCCATGCGCCTCTGGATAGCCGTGTTAGACATCCGTTCTTGAAAGGCACGATTGTCTCTCGCAATACGTTCATTATTTCTATTCGCTGATGCTTGTCCAAAGGCGGAAAAGATTCCGCCAATGATGCCGCCACCGGCGCCTTCCCAAAAGCCAGGCATTAGAGCCGAGTCAAGCCCGGGACACCGTAAGTCGGCAACGGCCGAGCTGCTTTAATATTGTGATAAAAGTCAGCAATCATGTGCGGCTCCGATGGTATTGCGATAGCCCGATCTAACGGGACCGCAGTATTTGCTTGAATGAAGCTATCCCCGAGTGCCGGTAATGCGGCGAAGTCCTCTGACAGATGCCACGACGCTAACGTGCCCGAGGTATCGACGCCGCCCGATGTTGCCGGGCGCATTATATTTGTAAGCTTACTCGACAGATAACGATGTTCGTCGTAACGCCCGGTATAGCCAAACACGAGATCGTCGGTTCCCGGTGTGCCAGTGCCAGTGATCCAGATTTCCGAATTTAGTACGGCCTGCTCGCCGATATTCGCCAGCTCGGGATATACGAAATCATAGCGTGTTGTTTTTGACCAGTAGCGGTCGACACCTTGAGAGTAGGAAATGTCGCCGCGAAGATTGCCAAGGATAATTATTAGGCCGTGCTCGACGAAGGATTTTGACCATGAGTGTGTGCCATTGGCCGTTCCTATACCGGCAAGATTGCCGAGTTTATCCTGTTCCGTTGGTGTTAACGGTACGATAGCCGCCGTGTTTTGCTGTACAGGATTTATTAGGATTTTTGTACTGCCTCCGCCCAAATACTCGGCGCGTTGCAAACGAAAATCAGGTGAGGTTACGCCCCACCTTGCTTTTAGCGATTCGACGTAGCGAGTACCCGATCGCGCATCGCGCTCAAGTATATGTTGCGTCGCAAATGCCAGCCGCACGTCATTCACAGACGCGGCCGTGGCGTTCGTTAGATCCGCAAACAGCGGGTTTAACGAACTCGCTGTGCCGAGCGTCACATTCGCTCCACTCGCATCCAGCAACGCATCACTCGGCGTATCCGCGAAGTCTATACCGATGCTTACCGTATCGTTCGTATCGCCTATTGTTTTTACTAACGCCGTCGTGCCTAACGGCAGAGAAACCTCTGTACCACGCTGCGGCGCCGGCAGACAGGAAGTGAAATAATCAAAACGCTTTCCGCGTTTGAACGGTACTCTCCGTAATTTATTCGCCCCGTCCGTTGCTGAAAAGGAATCGGGGCCATTGTTGGTGCTTTGCACCCAAGTATCCTGAAGGGTCGCCGACCGGAACCAATCGTTATATATTTTTGTATAAGCACGAAATGGTAGTGCACTAACCGGCACATCATCCGGGATTGCTAATGGCGGCAGACCGAAGAAATCCCATAAGCCGCCCAAGTCAGTATTTCCAGCCGCTACCGCATTGCTTACCAGCGGTACCGTAAAGGAGATCGAATCCCCCGGATCATCTTGCGCGCCATGAAAGCGTTCATGGTTATCCCACAGTACCCGATACGGTACGAAGAACGCGAAAGTATCGAAATACAGATTATCAAGTATTGGTTCCAGTGGAGTCGCTAGACGCATAAAGAAGCTTGTTTGTACATTGAATGTGTCGCCCGGGATTACATCTATAGGTTGACAGATAGGTACCAGATCATCGGCATCGAACGCCGTTTTATGTCCATGCGATAAATTGAAAGTCGAGCGCGGTATATTGACGCTCGGAGTTTGCGAAAATTGATGTTGCGTTTTCAT